CCTTCGTCTTTACCTTCGTCGTAAAGGGGCCTCCCTATGAGGTCCCAATACGATTTCCCGGTTTCTCTTTGCATCTTCAGTAATTCTGAAGGTCTTAAATAATTACTTCTCATAATTACTTCTCTCCAGTTGTTTTATTACGAATAGCAGTACGTGCTTTTAAGCGTTCTCTCTCCATTGCAGCATCGTCTTTCTGCTTCTGTAGCTTCATCTCGTGATCCATCTTATCTCTTTCGAGCTGAATCTTTTGATTCTCTATTTCGCGCTTTTGACGTTGCTCATAACGCTTAGTATAAGCTTCTTGATCTATCTTCTGTTGCTCTAATGCTTGATTACCCAACTCAATAGGATCGGGTATACCATTCATATCTTGGTCTTTATCTTCAGTACCACGATATGCACTAATCTGAGCAACTGCAATCTTAGTAGCATTGTCTTGATCGATCTGATAACGTTGCAGATCCATTTGAGCTTCCTGAAGCATAAGTTCTTGTTCTTTAGCCTCATTCTGCATTTGTTGAAGCATTTGAGCTTGTTCTTGTTCAGCTTGTTGTTGTTGCTGTGCAAGTTCTTCTTGTCTAGTCTGCATATCCTTAAGTTTCTGTTTAAGGATGTTAAAGTTATCGTTTGTAAGTATTTCAGCAGCTTCAAGTAGACTAGCACCATTCTGCATAGCAGGCTGTATGAGCTGTTGAAGCTTTTGAATATTCTCAAGATCTTTAGAAGTATCGCTTACGAATACATCCATGTCCTCATAGTAGAACTTAGGATTAATATCTAAGAATGCACGTTCTCCGTTATCAAAGATATATTGAAGCTTTGTCTTACCAGTCTCTTCCCACGCACCTTTAGCTGTATTAAGTAGCGCATTGAGTACATGACGCTTAACTTGGTTGTGTACCCAGAATAAAGGCTCGGTGATGTGTGAAGACTGTACAACAGAACGCTCTACATTACCCACAAGTTCTGACGCTGAAACAGCACCTTCACGTTGCTCGGTAATACCGGAAATAGTACCAGCTAAGCTTTCAATCTTATCCATAAGCTGAATATACTCACCTATGATTTGTCCTTGTGTGAGGTCTACTGATTGGAACTGATTGAATGCTGCTGCTCTACTACCGCTTGGATCTGAAGGATTACCTTCATATGGGTTTACAAATGCTACACCGACACTAGATAAGTAGTGCATCCATCGTTCTGGGGTAATACCCATAGACTTAGGAATCTGTGTAGCATCCATAAGTATAACCTTACCTTTATCTCTAGCAAGTGCTAATTCAAGTCTATACCACAAAGTAATGTACATATATTGTAAGGGTTTGAGGATACTTACAAGTGATCTAGGCTTACTATTAGTAGCACTGTATACAGCTCCCACATAAGGAAGCTTTTGAGAATTAGGATTGTCTATACTTACGTGCTGATATTCAATAGGCTGTATACCAAAGTATAAATCATTACCAGCTCTATAACCTTCCCATACTTCTACGATCCAGTCTGGTTCTATACTAACCTCTGTACCAACTTCTTTGTAGTTTTCATCTACTATATCTACTTGAAGTTGTCCGTTTTCATCGGTAGTAGTAACATAAAATATCTTTTTAAAAGATTTCCAGCATACATGCCAAACATTAACAGTATGTTTAGCTGCACCATCAAATGCAGGATTGTCATAGAATCTAAGTTGGATGCCTCTATCTACTGGGTCATGCTCCCCAAGATTCCTTGCGGGAACAGCATTAATCATTTCTTCAAGCTTATTTAAATCTTTCTCAGTAAGCTTGTCGTAATAACGATCGTATATCTCAGTAACAGGGAGTCGCATCTTTCTACAACACCATGCGCCATCTTCAATGAACTCTAGATCAGGTGTTCTATCGTACGAGAACTCCATAGGATTAACACGCTCCATATATGGCTCGGCATTAAGTACACCTACATAGTATACTTCTCTACCACCAATAAGACCGTCTTTCCAACCCTTAATGAACTCGTGGTCCATATCTAGTTTTTCACGAAGATATGTGATAGTATGGTATGCTGTATTCTCTATAATATCCTTATAATCTTTATCCATATACTTAGCAATATCCTCGGGTGGCATTACTTCGCCACTATCTAACTGTTGTTGGAATTGCTGTTGTTCTTCTGGACTCATACCGCTCATCAGTTTTGCTTGCAGATATTGCATCAACATCTCCTTTTCTTTCTCTTGCAGTTCTGATGTAGCTTCTTGGGATGTACGTACAACTCTAAAGTTCATAGGACGTTTTGTTTCTTCTCCTATGAGCAAGTCTATCTTCGGACGTATGATGTTAAAGTCCTGTGGAGTTGCAGGGAAACCATCATCAACTTTAAATGGGTTCGTTATCCTCTTAAAGTCCTTCTCATTAAATATGCTGTTATAAAGATCATAATAGGTTTGTAGCTCTCCGTAGTATGTTAAATCTTGTCCCCCAGAGATAATATTGCCTTCGCCTATAATATAATTCACACAGTCTTCTTGCCACTTCTTATTCTTCTTACTAAGTGCAAGTTTCTGCTGGGGGAAGCTTGTATTATATAAGTTGTCGCTCATATTTAAAATGTAAATATCGGTATATTATCTTCTACTGTCGCCGGTTCGTCGTCCCAGTATTGACTACTAAACAACGGCATATTGAAGAGTTCAACCTGTTTATTTTGTTCTTTTGCAGCGGAGACTTTAACTTGGTATAGTTCTTCTCTATATATCATAACCATACATAAAGCTATTACACGGTCTACATTTCGTATACCATCGTTTTCTATTAGCTCTTCTATTAAAGGTTCGCTGTATATTCTTTCTATATTAGGGTGTCCTGGTTCGTATTCGTCCATCAACCATTCTAGTATTAGACCTTCTCCATACGCCCTAATTGCTTTTGTCATGTGACAGCCTTTTCGGCGCTGCACTTTACTGTCTTTAAAGACTTCCGTAATAATTTTATCTGGCTGGTCTGCCAGTAGATAATCACAATGTTTGTTGGTGAAGTAAGGATATATACCTTTACGTTCATTCTCAAACAACAATCTCGCATTGTAGAATATCAGCAGTTTTCTTACATTCTCGTAATAATCTTCTGCTGTAGCTGGTCTTCCAGAGTATTCTGCTACTATTACATCATTCCAAGCTTCTCCGGCTTTTACACGCTTAAATATAAACGTAGAACCCAATGAATTAGTAAAGCTCTCATCGTGATCGTAAGGGTCGCACCCAGCTATATATAAACCGAATGGCGGATCTTTTATAGGGTATTCCCATATTACAACAGATCCTTCAGGCTTATCATCTTTCTTTAGGTGGTATGTTGTTATATCTCCACTCTTCTTTTCTACTGCTTCTACTTGTCCATTGCCGTCCCACTTAAGATCTACTATGTGCTTCATGCTTTGTAGCTTCTTATTAGTACGTATACGGGTAAGCTGGTCCATTAATAGCTTTCTAGGGAATATGTTCTTTCCTAACTCCAATACAGCTTCTTGTGGTTTTAGTGGTCTTTCTGATATAAATCTATCTATAGACTGTTGAGTAGCTCCTCCATCTTTGATGACGTTTCTCTGTCTTATGAGTTCTTCTATCGCAAGCTCTTTATACGAGTTGCCGTCTTCATCCATATATAGAGGTTTACCATTTTCATCTGTACCTTCCATGTTTGACCACGATGGTACGAAGAATCCACATTTAGTTTCTTCTTGGTTGTCATCCCATATATTGGGGAAGCTTAATACATTAAATGCATCAGGGTTATAGAATATGTTCTTTAGACCATCAAACGAACCTCCTTCTGTACCACCTGTACCAAATAGACAAAGTAGACCAAATGCTACACCATCGTCAGTTTCTACAGCAGGTTGTTCAATACGCCAAGCTGTCTCTAAGTTGGGGAACTTACCGCCCTCCTCAAATAGTACTAGCTTACCACGAGTACCACGAAGACGTTCAGGGTCGTTCTTAAGAGTAATGCCAGTAATACTAGACAGATAACCTTGCTCTGTTTGTTTACCAAATTCATCAGTTATCTTATAACCTGATACTCTTTCTAGACGGGTAGATGTCAAACGTTGTTTAGACCAAGCAGTGTGTCTATCAACAAAGTCCATTATCTGCCAAGCTTTAGTAAGTAGACCATCGCCAACTAAGAACTTCTGTTCTGATGCTACAGCAAAGTTCTTAGAACCTTTTATAAGTTCATAGTTTCTTACTAACATTGAAGCTCCTTTAAAACTGTAACCACGTTGACGACATTTAAGAGTAGCCATGTGTTTACCTTGAGTCTCTGCTTCTTCTATAGCGTTGAAGTAATAATAATCATAATCCCAGAATCTAGGAAAACCTAAAATACGTTCGCGACGTTTACGCTTATTACCGTACTTATCAGTATACTCTACTTCATCCAATTTCATAATAGGACTATAATTTAAGTAGAAATAATGATAGCCGGTAATAGCGTCTCCGTCGGGTGCTACGTAACCATTTAAGCACCTTTGTGTTTCTTGCTCCCAAAATTGAACATAATCGGTTGTACCCGGGGGAGCGAGCGTGTAACATCCGTGTTGCTCGAAAAATATAGCAGATTGTCTAAATTTTTCAGAATTGCGGATTTTCTTATTAAAGTCAACCATTCATTTATAAAAATTAGATAACGCTCTATATATTTTCTGAGCAATATATCCAGTTAAATACGCGGCTTGCTCTCCGTATTCACTCACACCATAATAACCACAAATGTGAGTTTGTAAATGCTTGATTTCATGTACAATGGTATTGACCATCTGTGGTAATTCTGTCGTGTCAGAGACGCAGACGAAGCTAGTTCGGTGGTCAATATTACTGAAAGTCAAGCCGGTATTCAGCCTGGTGCATACTGTGTCAGTAGCATGCTTAGCGGACTTATATGGACACCCGAGCGATATTAAAGTGTCCATTACGTCCTTTTTGTGGTATTTGTTTGTGCCATAATAAAGTAGGATGTCCCATTTATTATCGGCGATTGTCAGATGTTGAATAATCATATAAAATCTTCCCAATTGATGACGATACCTTTACGGCACATATCAGCGTACCATCGATTGAATACGATACCATCGTAAGCATCATCGTCATCTATCACATCTTTAATATACTTGGCTGCACGAGCGTTGTCAGGTACACTTGAGCCAAGAAAGTCGGCCTTGCACATATTAGCAACATAGACGTAGTCGTAAAGTTGATTGTTAGTCAGAGTAACGTTATAGTCAGATAATAACTTATCAACTTCCGTCCTGTTGAGTGGTGTAATAGGTACTTGGGTGGAACCAACTTTCTTAGTCATTTTACTTACAGCAAAATCACAAAGTTTCTTATTAAAGTGTGGACCATTATACCTAAGGTAGTTGATCATTCCTTCAGGTTTAATGTCGAATTGAGTAAGATCTGTTTTCATATGTCTTAGATTTATCTACTTCAGGGGGCGTGCACACCCCCTTTTGTAGACATAAAGTATTTATTTAGTAGGAATATCTATTTGAAGCTTTTCTCATACGCATATTACGCATACGCATGTTGCGCATTCTCATGTTACGCATGCGCATGTTTCTATTACGCCTATAGTTGATGTCTATGTCATTACCTTCTACAGTAGCTTCATATTCATCGTTACTAGGAACCTCCTCGTAGACTTCTTCTACCTGTTCCTCACCTTCCTTGTGCTCTTCTTCGTACAAATCACACAACAAGTCTTCAATATTGCACAATGCTTTTTTAGACATCTTTATGCCCTCTTTGGCCATATCGAGTTCATCCATAGCATTGTTCAGAACTGATTCTCTAAATTCGTAAACAATCATATTGAAACATTTAAGATGCTTTCGCTTTAGTCAAGAGGTCTAATATCTTATTCATATCCTGTTTAAGAGACCCTACCTCGTTTTTAAGGTTATCTAAAGCGTCATCCCTTTCTTGTTGTTTAGCGTAATCTGGATCTATTTCCTTAAGCATATCTTCGCAAGCGTTTATAACTCTTTGATGATATTCTACGCTTTCTAGTACAGATTTACTTGTTCGTAGCATTGCGTTTATTTCTTGTATCATAGCATCACTACTCTCACTTATTACGATGTTTCCGTAACTGTGTATAGAGAGGTTGCTTGGTACACCAACGAAATCTTTATGTTCGTTGTCAATCTTAACTGCAATATCCACAAACGTTCCGAATCCGGAACCAGGGTTAAATCTAGGCTGTGTTACACCTTCGATCTGACCTACTTTGATATTAGGGTTCTCTCCTTTATCTAGTATGTAAAGAAGTGCCCCTTGACGTAAAGCTGAAAACATAGTTAATACTTATTTAATTATTACGCATTTGCTGGAGTTGTACTACCAGAAGTAGCTTGGCTAGTGCGGTTAGCCCAATAGCTAGCAATAAAGTCTGCACCTGCGTTCGCAAGAAGAGTAGGAACTGCAGTATATACATTATTCGGCAGAGTTATTGTAGCGGGTTGACAACGTTTGATTGAATCCACGTCATTACTCAGGTTAGCAAGTTGACCTAAGATTGGAGCAACAGCTTGCTGTAATGCAGCGGTGGTGAAGTTCTGCGACTCCAACTGTGCTACTTTAGCAGTCAGTGCTGTAATCTCTCTATCCTTACGGCTATCCTCTACAGCGTCAATCTTATTCAGAATAGACAGGGTGTTGTTGTTAGCACCGTTCTGCAGAGTGTTGGTTTGCTGACAGATTGCAAGCTGATCTGCAGCGGCATTCTGTGCCAATTGCTGGCGCATCTCACAGCAGCAGTTACACAGCTGGTTACTAAGAGCAGTATTACCACTCTGGATAGCATTTACAACCTGTAGGGTAGAAAGACCTTGCTGGTTAGCAATAGAGCACAAACTGTTATTAATAGTCTGTACAGCGCTGTTAACCTGATTGAAATCTTGATTAAGTGTTGTGGCCAATTGGCTGATAGCGAGACGACTCATCTCACCGTTCGTAGTAATAGCCTGCATGAGGAGATCACGACCATTGTCATTGGAAATCATGTTGCCGAGATAACCTACTCCGCCCATGTTACCGCCGCCAAAGCCATTTCCAAACATGCCGTTATTACCAAGAAACAAACCAAGCAGAAAACCGAGGATACCACCACCCCAGCCTCCTAAAAGGCCGTTATTATTGTTGTACCCATTTTCAGGGAACATAAACACTTTACCATCTGACATAGTGTTAAAATTTAAAGGTTATTATTATGTTAAACTACTTTTCGTAGAGTCCAATGATACCACCACCTTTGACTCTACCAGACTCAAGCTGTTCAGCTTTTGCCTGTTTCATTGCTATATCCAAGGACTTAACGATGTTACCTACATCTTTTAAGATACGCGTAATCTTAATAGCTGTATCAATGTCCATCTCACCCCTTGAATATTCATTTAATGCAATAATTAAACCTTCTGCAGCAGTTTGAGAGGCGCCCAGTAATCTAGTACCAGGCGTCTCTTGGAATTCATTAAACCGTTTAATTAACTCCTGAACTGCTGCATCAGGAGTATATTGTTCATCCTTAAATACATCTTTAGCTACCCTCCGAGTTCTTTCATTCTCGGGATATGCTTCATATGGAGTATTCCACTTATATCTCCATACTACAAACTCTATCTCTTTTAAAGCCTGCTCTTTGTTTTCAGCATTATTATAATGCTCTTTAAAAGGAGGAATAGCTAGGCTTTCTTTATCTAAGGATATCTTGTCTCCTTTTATATCAAACATATTATGCTGCTCCTACACAAATACCTTTAACAAACCTAGCTCCGTTGATAGTTCCAGTATAACCTTCGTTTTTGATAGTTCCAGGATAACCTTCGTTTGGAGTATACGATCCGTTTCCTGCCGGAGTAAGTACGTTTATAATTCCGCTTTCCGGAATCCAAAGGTTAAGTGTGGTTAAATTATCTATTTCTGCATTGCTGGCTTGAAGATTGCCGTTATTAAAAGTGGCAAATTCTGAAAGAGGTTTAGTTCCACCGCCATCAAGCAGTACGTTATTATTGACAGCATTTGGTATTTTAAACGTTGGAGAAACTATTTCAGAGGAAGACGTTATTCTGCCAGTAGCACTTACATTTCCATTTTCAGGATCAATTTCTATAAGAGGATTTGTCCACGTCCGTCCATCTTGGCTGTATACAGCGTTTTCAAATGCTAATTTACCATTATTATTATACACCAAGTGGTTACTAACTTCATACCTTGTTTGTGTTCCGTGATCAGTTTCTACTTGCTCAGGCTTGTTATAAAAATAAATTTCAGTACCGTGCCAAAACTGGTAATCTTCAGAATAAAAATGATCAGCCGAAATGGATTCAGAATATATACCATTGTCTTCTACACGTATGTCAATAGCATTATCTCCAATAGTTAGACCGCTAGGCCCTATCGAAATATAAGATAGATCTTTGCCAAAAGAAATATTACCGTTTTCATCCCAAGATAATGCGCCGCCGGCAATTTGACCAGAACCGTCTTCGTTTAATACTATATTATCTGCTCCAAACTTTATAGTGCTGGTAATGTTACCGTTTTCATCTTTCTTCACAGCTGTAGCAATTGCGGCAGTAACTCCATCTATCTGTGAATATATAGCGCTCGTGGCGTTATTGAGTGCAGCTTGAGTAACAAGTCCAGAAATAGCATTATCTACTCTTGTACTGAGAGAAGCTATAGCTGTAGTATTACTATCTACATCGTCTTCTACATTATCTACTCTAGTCTCTAGAGCAGAAATAGCCGTAGTATTAGCATTCTGTCCAGCTGCATATACCTGTGCAAATGAACCACCTTGATTAGCTTGGGCAGTAAAACCAGATGCAAGCCACTTTAATACTTTTTCGTTCTCAGCAGCAAGAGCCCACTTAGATTTGATTTCATTAATCGCCGTGTTGCCGTCTATTGTAGAATTAATCATAGCTTGGATAGTTTCGTAGTTAATGTCCTCATCGGTACCACCAATATTAATCTGGCTTACTACAGATTGCAATGTCTTAAAGTCTTGATAGAACTGACTCCACGATACCTGATTGTTTTCAGAATCAGTAAAGCCTACTGTTTGTATATAAGCACGCATTTCTTCGTCCCAGTCACTATCATTGAACATTGCATCCCATCCGAAGTTATCTATGAAACTTCTCATGTCGGAAATCATCGATGTTACTGTATTCTGTACATCCTGTTGAGTAAGCAGTACTAGATTATCAAGTCTACCGTTTACATCGCTTATCAGCCCGCGTACTTCTGTGTCGTCGTACGGGTTCTCTATAACTGTAGATTCTCCAGAACCACTACCAGAACCATCTCCAGATCCTCCAAACCATTGATCCTTTACATAAATCTTATGCTCATCTACTACAAAAGAAATTGCATCGTTGGCGAGATCATTCTTCTTAGCAGTATAATCTGCTTTTCTATTAAAAAAGTTAAATATATTTTTCATTATCGTAATAATATATTATGTATCATTAACCTACAGTCAGTGTGTTTCCGCATATAAACCATCCTGCGCCCTCAGAGTTTGTAGTATAACCCTCTTCATCGCTTACTGCAGGAAGAACATCTCTCACATAAGTCAGGTCTACACTTTCTTTTCCTTTGAGCTTACAACAGCCGTTCACGTGTGTAGCGAGATATACTTCTACACTAGACGTATTTATAACTCTAATTTTCTTTCCGATCAAAGCTCCTGTGAACTTATAAGATCTTTTACCGGCTCCGTGCCTACCTATAATTATCACAGTATCAACTGGGAAAGCAATCGCGCTAGAAGAATTCGATCTGTCTGGATTAGAAGATGCACTTCCGCTTGGAGCAAGTATGGCAGTTACATACAAAGGTACATCATAAGACGTATAATTACCATACGATGTCGTAGACATCACATGGTCTGTTACCAACCTTTGTGATGGTAATCCGGACGGATCTAACACATATGTAACATAGTTATTTCTCTCGTCTATAATAGCTGTATTTGTTCCTCTTGCGCCAAATGAGTTTCTGACCCACATGTTATTTGCATAAAAACGCAAAGATCTGTTTATAGTATCGCCATTTGCTTTTGTTTCTGCTTTTGTACCATTGTGGATAACATCACCATTGTATATAGACAATTTTCCATCACTATCGAAACGCAATTCTCCAACATTGTTTCCGTTAGCATCTACGCACTGTAAACTCTTAAATGTACCAGTAACACCACTTACAGTACCGCCGAACTCTCCATTCTCAGCATGCAAGAATCCT